CGGTTAGCGCATGAGCGGAAAACGCGCCGAAAAAGACCAGAAACAGCCACGTAAAATAAGGGCTTTTTGCGTAAAAACCGACACAAAAACTATAAAAATTGAATTATATCCAGCCGAGCAATGGAGCGGCAGACCCGGGGCAGAGCCTGGGCGGTTCCGGCTCAAGGTGGGCCGGTCGTGGGAGACCGGTAACGGAAAGTATACGTTCTATACCATGAGCGCCGTGCATGCCTGTGTTGGCAGAATGTTGCAAGAGTGTGTGCAACTGGAAATGGAAATTACCAGCGGAAATACTTGTGCTCCTGTGCAGCCAATGGCCAAACATACATTGGTTGAGGCTCCTGATAATCTACATGGCCTGTCCTATTCAGTGCGCACCATGACCAAATCTTTCCAAGGAGTCGATGGCGAATGGTATGTCTTCGTCATGGGGAAAGATGACCCGGTGCCTGTATCTTCCTTGACTGTCCTGCGAGCATCGGCGCGGGTTCCGTAACTGTTGGCACGATTATTCATGCGATACTATGGTTAGTATTGTACTAGCCATAGTATCAATACCCTTCCGTATTTTACCTTCCTGGCCATAATCCAGGGTGAGTTCACCGACAAAAACTCACCCTGGGAGATTCGATGGCCACTCTCGCCGAACTGCAAGCAGGCCTCGCCAAATACAAGGCCGCGCGGGACAGGATCTTGCTCGGCCAGTCCTACGAGGTCAGCGGCCGCAAGCTGACCCGCGCCAACCTGCGCGACGTCGAAGCCCGCATAGCCGAGCTTGAACAGCGCATTGCCATTGCCCAGAGCGGCGGAATCCGCACCAGCACGGTGACCTTCGGGGGCTGGCGTGGGCAGTAGGGTTTACAACCTCGTCAGCCGCGCCGTGGCGCAGGTGCTCGCGGTCCGCTCCCCGGCGGCTGCGGCAAGCTACCTTAGCCAGCGACAGGCCTTCCTCGCCTATCAGGCCGCTCAGCGCGACGGACCCAACCGCGCCTGGCGCGGCAGCAGGCGCAGCGGCGACGCCGATCTGCGCCGGGACGCCTCTCTGGTCACGGCTCGCGCTCGCGACCTGGCCACGAACAATTCCTACATCCGCGGGGCAATCCGCAAGATCTGCGACAACTGCGTGCGCGCCGGCATCAAGCCGCAGTCGCAGCTCAGGCGCGGCGACGGCAAGCCGGACGAATCCCTGCGCAAGTCCCTGGAAAAGCGTTTCACGCGCTGGGCCAGGCGCAAGCACGCCAGCGTTGAAGGCCACGACTCGTTCTGGGCCATGCAGCGCCACGTGCTGCGCGCGGTCTGGGTGGACGGCGAGATCCTCGTGCGTCGCGTGTGGGTCAATACCAAGCGCGTGGCTCCCATCCGGCTGGAGCTGATCGAGTGCGACCAGCTCGACAGTCTCGTGGACGGCAAGCTGACCAACGGCAACAAGGCCGTGCGCGGCATCGAGTTCGGCCCGGACAACCGGCCCGTGGCCTACCACATCCTGGAGGATCACCCTGGCGGATACATGGCCGGGCTGCCCAAGTCCGTGCGCGTATCTGCCGAGGACATCATCCACGTCTACGACAAGGAGCGCGTGTCCCAGACCCGCGCCGTATCTTGGTTCGCGGCCATCATCATGGAGACCCGCGATCTGTCCGAGTACCAGGCCTTCGAGCGCATCGCCAACCGGCTCGCCTCGGCCTTTGGCCTGTTCCTGACCAGCCCGTATCCCGAGGTCCTGTCCGGAAACGGCATAGGCGTGGTCGAAAACAAGACCACCTACGATGAAGTGCCGGAGTTCGTGAACCCTGGCCAGATCACCAGACTGCCAACCGGAACCAAGATCGAGGCCGTGGCCAACCCGCGTTCGGGAGCGACCTTCGAGCCCTACGTTAAGTCGAGCCTAAAGGGCATCGCGGCTGGCGTGGGCGTGGCCTACCACTCCCTGTCCCAGGATTATGCGGAGACGAACTACTCCGGCGGCCGCTCTGCCGCGCTGGAAGAGCGGCTGACCTACAAGGGCATGCAGGGCTTCCTGGAAGAGAAGTTCTTGGCCCGCGTGTGGGAGTGGTTCCTGGAGGCCGAGGCGCTGGCCGGCGAGATCGCCATGCCCGGCTACCTGGCCGACCCTGAAACTTACGCCGAAGCCGTGCATTGGCAGAAGCCGGGCTGGACCTGGGTCGATCCGGCCAAGGACGCCACGGCCGACGAGAAGCGTTTGGCCATGGGCGTGACCACTCGCCGCCGCATCGCAGCCCAACAGGGCGATGACATCGACGAACTGGTGGACGAGCTGGCCGAGGAAGAGCAGACGCTGCGCGCCAAAGGCCTGGGGCATCTGCTGGAGCCGGCCAAGTCCGCTCCGGTCGAGCCAGTGAAGGAGAAAGACGATGCTTAAGCCCAAGTTCGGCGAGTGCCTGCAGGATTGGTTATCGCGCGCCCTGGCTGGCGGCATGACCATGTCCGAGGCCTCGGCCGTCTGGAACAAGACTTACGGCCTGGCCGCCAACGAAAAGGGCGTCGTAGCCCTGGCCGGTCCGGCCACGATCACACTGGCCGAAGGCGAGGACGGCGGCGAGGAGAAACCTTCCCGCTTCGAAATCCTGGCCAACACCGGGAAGATCATCGACTTCGGCTGGTATCGCTTCGTGATCCAGCTCTCGGGCGTGCGCGCCAACTCGAAGTTCCCTGCGCTTTTGCAGCATCGTGTTGATCAGATCGTCGGCACGGCCGACGAGTACAGCGCCGACGATAACGGCCTGTACGTCAAGGGCGCGTTCAGCAAGGTGACGAGCTTTGCCGAACAGGTCCTTGGCCTCGCGCGCGAGGGCTTCCCCTGGCAGGCGAGCATCCAGATCCGCGCCAAGGTTATCCGCGAACTCGCCGCTGGCGAGACCTACAAAGTCAACGGTCGGACCGTCGAAGGCCCGCTGGAGATCTGGACCGAGTCCGAAATGGGCGAGGTCTCCTTCGTGGCTTTCGGGGCCGATCCCGATACTGCGGCCGTCGCCATGGGAGCGAGGCCGGGCACCAACAACCATCAGACAGAGGAAAGCATCATGAACATCCTCAAGCTCGCCCGGCGGCTTCTCAAACTCGCCGCCGACTCCACCGACGCCGAGGTGCTCAAAACACTCGGTTTGGCCCAGGGCGCGACCGATGATCAGGTCGAGGCCGCCCTGGAAATGAAGCTCGCCGATAAGGCCAAAACCGCCCAGCCTGGTCAGGCAGCGCAGCTGGCAGGCGATGCCGTGGCCAAGGCCGTCAAGGACGCCATGGTCCAGCTTGCTGCCGAGCAGGCCGAGGCGCGCAAGACCATCACCCAGCTGTGCGACACCTACAAGTGCGGTGACCTCAAGACGGCCCTGCTCTCCGAGGGCGTCTCGGTCGAGACCGCCCGGGAGCGCATCATGGCTCACCTGTCCAGCGGCAACCGCCCGCTCGGCGGCATCATCTCCATGGGCGCGACGGACACGGCCAAGCTGCACAAAGCCATCGTGGACGGCCTGTCCCTGCAGTCCGGCGTCAAGCTCGAAAAGCCCGCCGACGGCTACGAGGAGTTCCGCGGCATGACCCTCTCGGGCCTGGCCGCCTTCATCCTCTCGCGCCAGGGCGTCAATGTGTTCTCCATGAGCAAGAGCCAGATCGCCGACAAGGTCTTCTCCCTGTCCGGCATCGGCGGCACGTCCGTCTCCGACTTCGCCAGCATCTTCCGGGACGTGGCCGGCAAGAAGCTGCAGGCCGCCTACATGGAAGCCCCGGCCACCTGGCGCCCCTGGGTCAACGTGATCCCGGCTCCCGACTTCAAGACCATCTACGGCGTTTCCCTGTCCGAGGCCCCGAGCCTGGAGCTCATCGGCGAAAACGGCGAATACCGCACCGGCAACTTCAAGGACAGGCAGGAAACCTACTCCGTGGCCACCTACGGCAAGATCGTCCGCCTGACCCGGCAGATGATCGTCAACGACGACCTGCGCGCCTTCACGCGCATCCCGCAGCTCTTCGGCGCTGCCGCCAGGCGCAAGGAAGCCGACATCGTCTACAACCTGCTCCTGGCCAACCCGACCATGAGCGACAACGTGGCCCTGTTCCATGCCGACCACGGCAACCTGGAGGCCGCGAGCAAGGGCGAGATCGACTCGGACAAGCTGTCCCTGGCCCGCGCTGCCATGCGCAAGCAGAAGGGCATCAACGGCTCGCTCATCGATGTGCAGCCGCGCTTCGTGCTCGTGCCCGTCGCCCAGGAGACCAAGGCCGAGATCCTCATCCGCTCCGTGACCCTGCCCGTGGCCAACCAGCCGGCCGGGACCATGAACCCCTGGCAGAACCTGACCCCCATCGCGGAACCGCGCCTGGACGCCAACTCGACCAAGGCTTGGTATCTGACCGGCGATCCGAATCAGGTGGACACCATCGAGGTTGCCTACCTGGACGGCAACGAGCAGCCCTACATGGCCGAGCATGAAGAGTTCTCGACCGACGCCATCGGCATGAAGGTTCGCCACGACATCGGCGCGGGCGTCATGGACCACGTGGGCTTCTACAAGAACCCCGGCCAGTAGACCCAGGCGCGAGCGCAGCAACTCACTAAGGAGAACGAAGTCATGGCTACGAATCATGTTCAGAAAGGCAAGGTCATCGGCTGGATAAACGGCACCGGCGCTGCGGTTTTGTCCGGTGCGGCCGTCGTGCTCGGCAACATCATCGGCATCGCCCTAGAGGCCATCGCCAACGGCCTGTCCGGCTCCGTGGCGCTGGAAGAGGTCTGGACGCTCCCGGCCATCAACACGGCCGCTTTCGCCGTGGGCGACGACCTGTACTGGGACGCCACGGCCGGCAAGCTCACCAACGTGCCCGGCCCGGTCTACGCGGGCATGTGCACCGCTGCCAAAGCCGAAACCGGCACCGAGGCCGAGGTCAAGCTCGGCGGCCCCATGCTCGGCGCTGGCCTCATCGTCGCGGCCGGTCTCCACGAAACCGTAGGCGGCGCGGCTACCGAGTCCATCACCCTGGCCGGCGTCGTGGCCACCGACGTGGCCGTGGTCACGCTGCACACAGCCGGCGCTGCGGCCAAGACCATCGCCAGCGCCAAGGCCGGCGCGGGAAAGATCGACGTCGTCTTCTCCGGAGACCCAGCGGCCGACCACGTGCTCAACTTCATCGTGATCCGGCCGTTCGCGTAAGGCTTTCGCTGCCTCACCCCACTCGCGGGCCTCGGGGTTTGCTTCGCCCCGAGGCCCCGCGAAAGCCTGGGACACAACGCCCAGGCTTTCGCGGGGCCAGACGAAGCAGCAAACGGGAAGGAAACGATGACCGGCACACAGATATTCGCGAACGCCCTGGAGTTCGTCCTCGCCCACGAGGGCGGCTACGTGCACGATCCGCGCGACCCGGGCGGCGAGACGAATTTCGGCATCAGCAAGCGCGCCTACCCGCACGTAGACATCAGGGCCCTGACCCGCGAGCGGGCGGCCGAGATCTACCACCGCGACTACTGGGCGCCGCTAGGCGCGGACATGCTCGCGCCGGCCGTGTCTCTCCAGCTGTTCGACTGCGCGGTCAACGCCGGGGTGAATCGGGCCGTGCGTCTGCTCCAGGGCGTGCTCAACCGCGTGGCCATCCTGGACCGGCCGCTCGTGGAAGACGGGATCATCGGGCCGGCCACGGTGCGCGCCCTGCGTTCCTGCGGCCTGCCAGGCTCGCCGGACGTTCCGGTCCTGGCCGGCGCGTACGCCCTGGAGCGCATCGGCTACTGCCTGGACATCTCCGAGCGCAACCCCACACTGCGCGCGTTTTTTTTCGGCTGGATCAAACGCGTCAGGGCTTGCGAGTTGGCCGCGCGGAAGGTGGCGGCGTGATCCGCGCCTATCTGCCGCTCGCCGCCGTTGCGGTGATCCTGTGCCTGTTGGGCTGGACCTGGATTCAGGGCGCGCGGCTGGACGCCGCCCGCTCCGAGCTGGCCATGGCCGAGCAGACCAACGTCTCGCTCCTGGCCGCACAGCAGGCCAAGGACGCGGCCCTGGCCGGAGCCCTGGCCGAGATCGCCGCGCGCGACGCGGCCTTGGCAGAGCGGGACCGCCAGGTGGCCGAGATAGATAAGCAACGAGCGGCCGCGCTGCGGACGCTGAAGGAGGCGCAGAGGCATGACTCGATTGTCCAGGCTTGGGCAGACACTCCTGTGCCTGCTGCTGTGCGCGAGCTGCTCCGCTAAGCCCGAGGTTGTGACCGTGCCCGTCATCGAACGCGTCATGCCGCCCGCAGCTCTGGTGCAGGGTACGCCCAGGCCGGAGTGGTCCGGATCGACCAACGCCGACCTCGTGGAGCATGCGCTGCATCTGCGCTCGGCGCTCGGCGAGTGCAACGCAGACAAGGCCGCCATGCGGCAATGGATGGATACCAGCATGGGGACAGGCAGATGATGGGACAGATGGGAGAGTGGATAGAGCGCATGTGGCTCGTGATAGCCCTGAGCCTGTTCGGCGGCTTGGCCCACTCGGCCAAAAGCCGGGAGGTCTCGCTCCGGGGCTGGATATGCTCGGCCATCGTGGCGCTGTTCTCGGGCGTGGTCACGCACATGCTCATGCAGGACCTGACATCCATATCCGAGACCGTGCGCGTGGCGATCTCCAGCGTGTCCGCCTACTCCGGAGGCGTGATCCTCGACGCGCTCCAGGCCAGGTTCGTGCCGGTCATCGCGGCCGGAGCCGAAGGCAAGACTGGCACTGGGGGCGGACAATGAGCGGTCCCCACAAGTCCGGACTGAACATCCGCATCGTCTCGCCCACGGCCTCCGAGATGGTGGGCCTGATGCAGCTCTACAGCAAGAAGCGGGCGAGCAAGTACATCGTGCAGGCCCTGACCCGCACGGCGCAGAACGTGCGCACCAACATCGCGCGCTCGGTGCGCGAGACGCACAACGTGGCCTATGGTGAGGTGCTCCGCATCCTGCGGGTCAAGCGGGCCCACCCCAACAGTTGGTTTTCGTCCGTCTGGGGCTGGGGCAAGGCCAGCATTCCGCTGTTCGCGTTCAGCCCACGCCCGCGCATCCCGACGCCCAGCTACAAGAACCGGCCCAAGAAGGGCGTGTCCGTGCTGGTGACCAAGGCCACGGGCCGCAAGGCTCTGACCAGCCACTTTGTCGCCCGCAGCAGCAAAACCGGCCGGCTCATGATCGCCCAGCGTGCTCCTGGTGCGCAGCGCTATCCCATCCATCAGAAGTTCGGGCCTGGGATTTTCGGCATCCTCAAGTCCACGGACAAGCAGGAGCACATCAAGCAGGCCGCCCAACGCATCCTGGAAGCCAACCTGCGCCACGGCCTGCAGCGGCTCAGGGACGGGTACTAGCATGAACTTTCAAGAACAGCTCGATGCCGATCTCGCGGCCGTGTTTCTCAACGTAAACGAATTCGCCGAGCCCTGGACGCTGACCCCGCCCGAGGGCGAGCCGATCCAGGTCAATGGCATCTTCGACGCGGCCTACCAGCCCAGCGATCCGGAGTCCTCGGCCTCGGTCATGGGCTACGGCCCGGCGCTGCATGTGGCCGAGTCAGCCCTGCCCGAATTGCCCTACGACTGGCGCGCGGTGCGGGCCAAGAACGGCAAGGCCTACACGGTCGTGGAGCCCAAGCCGGACGGCCAGGGCATGGTCGTGCTCCGGCTCAGGGAGGCCAGCTAGATGCATCCGCGCGCGCTCATCCGTCGCAAGGTCCAGGAACTGCTCCTGGCGCATGTCGGCCTGGCCGCCCTGGTGGGCAACAAGGTTTTCCGCAGCCGCGTGAGCCCGCTACCTCCGGGCAAGCTGCCGTGCGTGCTCATCTACACCGACGACGAGCCGGCCAGCCATAAGGAGACCGCGCCCAGGCGCTACACGCGCGAGCTGGCCCTGCGTGTGGAGTGCCTGGCCAGGCTCGACGAGGATCTGGATGATGCGCTCGATGCCCTGGCCGAACAGGTCGAGGACTGCCTGTTGCGCGAGGAGCTGCTCGACGCGGAGGGCGTCTCGGACCTCATGCACGACATCGAACTGACCAACACCGAATTGGGATACTCGGACGCTGGTGAGCAGCTCTGCGGATCGGCCCGGCTGTCCTGGACCATCACCTACGAGACCGAGCTGCCCGAGCCGTACCCGTCCGAGCTGTCGGATCTGCTCACGGTGCACACCGGCTACGACCTGGCCCCGCCCGACGGTGTGGCCGAAGCCGAAGACACTATTTCACTGCCCTAAGAATAGGAGACCGCCATGCCCGACACCATGTTCATCAAGCCCGCGCGCCCCGGCCTCGTCGTGCGCGATCCGATCACCAGGGAGACCCTGCCGGACGAGGGCCGCGAGGTCCCGCGCAGCACGTATTGGATTCGCCGCCTGACGGGTGGCGACGTGGTCACCGCGCTCCGGCCCGAGACCGCAACCGCCCAGCCCTCGGCCGTTCAGGCCAAGGCCAAGGGGAAGTAAGCCATGATCCCTCTCCTGCGAACCCCCGGCGTGTATGTCGAATTCGACAGCTCCAACGCCCAGCAGGGCGCGAGCGTCTTGCCGTACACGGCCCTGCTCATCGGCCCCAAGCTCGCCGCCGGCACGGCTCTGGCCCACGAGGTCAAGCGTGTTGCCAACGACGAGGACCCCAAGACCTGGTTCGGCGCTGGCTCCATCCTGGCCCAGATGTGCGCCGCCTTCCGTGCGGCCAATCCGACCACGGACCTGCGCGCCGTGGCCGTTGCCGACGACGCGGCCGGCGTGGCCGCGACCGGGAGCATCGCCTTCAGCGGCTCGGCCACTGCCGCCGGGACGCTGGCCCTGTATATCGGAGGCCGGGCGGTCAAGGTCGGCGTGACCACGTCCATGACTTCCGCCGCCCTGGCCACGGCCCTGGCCGCAGCCATCGGCGCTAACACCGATCTGCCGGTCACCGCCGCAGTGGACGGCGTGGAGACGGGCCAGGTCAACCTGACGGCCAAGCACAAGGGCCTGTGCCACAACGAGCTGGACATCCGGCTCAACTACTACGGCGAGTCCACTCCGGCCGGCATCACGCCCACGATCACGGCCATGGCCGACGGCGCGACCAACCCGGATCTGGCCGACCTCATCGCCGCCCTGGGCGACGCCTGGTATCAGATCATCGCCATGCCCTTTTCGGATGCGGCCAGCCTGACGGCCATGGAGACCGAGCTTGCCCGCCGCTGGGGCCCGCTGGTCATGATCGAGGGGCACTGCTTCACGGCCGCAAACGACACGTTCGCCAACCTGGGCACGCTGGGCGAGAGCCGCAACTCCCCGCACGTGACCATCATGGGCGCGGGCAAGGTGCCCAATGCGCCGTGGGAGGTCGCCGCCTGCGTTGCCGCCGTGACCGCCTACTACGGCCAGATGGACCCGGCTCGGCCGTTCCAGACCCTGCCCATGACCGGCATCCTGCCGCCGGCCGAAGGCGAGCGCCTGACCCGCGAAGAGCGCGACCTGCTGCTGCACGACGGCATCAGCACGTTCACCGTGGACTCGGGCGGCGTGGTGCGCATCGAGCGCGTCATCACGACCTACAAGGAGAACGCGGCCGGCGCCGTGGATACGGCCTACCTGGACGTGAACACGGTCCTGACGCTGGGATACCTGCGCTACGACTGGCGCAACCTGCTCCTGCTCAAGTACCCGCGCCACAAGCTCGCCAACGACGGCACGCGCTACGGCGCGACCCAGGCCGTGGTCACGCCCAAGTTGATCAAGGCCGAAGCCATCGCGCGTTTCAGGCTGTGGGAAGAGATGGCCCTGGTGGAGGGCGTCGACCAGTTCAAGCGCGACCTCGTGGTGCAGCGCAACTCCCAGGACCCCAACCGACTGGACATCGTCCTGCCGCCCGACCTGGTCAACCAGTTCCGCGTGGCCGGCACCACTGTTCAGTTCCTGCTGTAGGAGAGGTGAGACATGGCTAGCAACAGACGCGCAGGCATCATCTACCTGAAGGTGGATGGCGCACTCTACGACGCCAAGGGCAGCTTCACTTACAACCCTGGACTGCCCAAGAACGAGGCCATCGTGGGCGCGGACCGCGTGCACGGCTACAAGTCCATGCCGCAAGCGCCCTTCATTGAAGGCGAGATAACGGACAGCAAAAACATCGACATCGAGAAGCTGTTCACCTTGGACGGCGCGACGATCACCCTTGAGCTGGCCAACGATAAGGTATTCATCCTGCGCGAGGCCTGGTTCGCGGGCGACGGCTCGGTAACGACCGAAGAGGCCGCCATTGCCGTGCGCTTCGAGGGCATGTCCGGCGAGGAGGTCAAGTAGATGGGCAAGGTCATCAAGCTCAAGAATCCGGTTCAAC